CCCGCTCAGCACTCGCCCCGGATGGGTTCCCGCAGGACTGCCCGCTGAGGGGTGAAGAATGAACGTAAAACTAATTGATATCGACTCGACTATCCCAAATCTCGCACTTATGCAGTTGTCCGCATATCACACACAGTTAGGCGACGATGTAGGATTTGATACCCCGGAGCCTGACCTTGTGTATATTAGTTGCATATTCAAAAAGAATGCATCAACAGCGCGCGGCGTGGCTTCATATTTCCCAGACTCAAAAATCATTATTGGCGGGTCAGGGGTTGACTTAAAATCAGCCATCCCCGACGGAGCACAGAAGATATATCCAGACTATGACTTATACCCCATGGACTATGATTTAGGGTTCACGACGCGCGGATGTATTAGGAAATGTCCTTTCTGTGTTGTACCAGAAAAAGAAGGCAGATTACATCACTGGATGGATATTGAAGAGTTTCATGATCCATCACATAAGGTAGTTCATCTTTTAGACAACAACTTAACCGCATCGCATGATGATTTTTTCAAGCAGACTGATTTCTGTATAAAAAACAATCTAAAGCTTCGTGTCCTTCCTGGAATGGATATTAGGCTCATGACCCCAGAAATAGCAGAGCAGATCAACCGCGTGAAATGGGATGGAACGATTAATTTCGCATGGGATAACATGAAAGACGAGTTTAAAGTTAAGGCGGGGATTGAGATGTTAAGAGAAGCCGGCGTTAACCTGCGCTCTAAGGTCGGTTTTTATGTCTTGACCACGTTTAACACCACACACGAGGAGGATTTATACAGGTGCAACACTCTTAAAGATTTAGGAGTATCATCTTTCGTCATGCAGTTCAAGCCAAACAAACAGTCCAAACGTCTAGCCAGGTGGGCAAATAGGCGTTGGTTGTATTGGTCAATTCCGTTTGATGAATATAACGGATAACCCTTTTTTAGGTATGTAACAATCTCTCTTTTTTAAAAACTTTACATACCTAAAAAAAAAGTAAAAAAATTATTCCCCTTCACCCGTCCACACATACGCCGTGCGGGGTCTCCCCCCGCCTTCATGCGTGATAGTCGCCAGCCGGACCGGGTAATCTATGACCATGATCGCCATCACGCTGTCACGCCGCTTATCGTCACTACCCCGAAAGAGCGGCGATAGTTTCGATATCTCCCGCTCCGTCTTACCCATCGCCCCACCGTCCCGGATGACCTCCACAACCTCCTTAACGATTGCCTCGAAGTCCGTGTTACTGATGCGTGCGCGTATCTTGTTAATCGTCTGATTGGCGTAAAATTTTACATACCTGATAGCCCATTCCGCGTCCTCTTCCAATATCTGCGCGTGCCCACATGACACCGCCACGATAAGACTGAGCCTCATGGCTATCTCCTTAGTCCGCCCGAGCATTGACGCAATACCGAACGCGTCCAGTAAGTTCTGCCGCTTGATAATATCAGCCTCGAACCGCTCAAACTCCTGCCATGCCGCATCTTCAAATGGTATAACGACCGGGTCCGGCGGTGACAGCGGTCCGAAATCATCCGACAAATTCCCCGACGGAGTATGAGCCGTCGCGCACCGCTGAACCCACTTAACGAGCTTCTCGGGCACTTCCCGCGACTCTACCCGGCGTGACGGCTGCCGCCCTGTGTCAGACTCAACAACGAGGAACCGCGGCAAGAACCCCGAGGATATCGCAGACGACGACAACGCCCCGTAAAACGTGTCAGGGGTCGTCATACACATCAACGTAAGGGCGGGATGCTGGACCTCCTTATCGGTCATCTGTTGCTTCTGCTTATCGGTCATCGTCATGGTGCTGTACCCCTGCGGGCGCAGCGTGGACGAGAGCCGCCCAAATGCTTCCATCATAATAGTCTGTGCGTCCAACTTGTTGGAATTGTTCGCGCGGTTCGTTGACTCGATCAGCCGCCCGAACTCGTCGATTATACCGATGTGCGCTGGTTGGTCAATCAGTGCCGATATCACACCGCCCGACGACGTATAACCCGGCGGTCCTATCAGCGTCTCAAGCTGTGCCGCTGTCAGGATATTCTCGATAACGGTCTTCGCGTGCTCCTTTCCGGCGGACGACTTCGCGATGTTGATAAAGTAGAGGCTCGTGAAGTTCTGCTGATCCGTCCTCCACCGGCGACCCATTGCCACCGATCCAATCGCGAGAGCCGTCTGCACGGCAAACTGAGGTTGCCGCTTCGGGGCTGTGTCGTTGTAATAGTCCACGATGTTAGACAGGCATCCCGGGACCGTCAAAAGCTCCTCCGGGATAGCGTCTTTGTCCCGTGTAATGGCAGCAACAAGCTCTTTACCATGTTCAACCTCCTCCGGGGTAACGTCCATAACAATCCCCGCGTCCTGCCGTAAAGCCCGGCATGCTGCCGTCACGTTTCCATTGTGCTCAAACTGGCAGTAAAGATCGAAGGCGTCGAGGCTGTGCTCCGTATCGAACGGCTCTGACGCATGATGTGAAAATATTCTTTGCTCCGCCGGAAACACTATCACACCTGCAAGACCCGACGACGAAAACGGCGACAAATACCGATTCTCGGACACCCGCGTATATCCATACTGCCGAAGCAACGACTCAACATCATTGTGCGCGTTGAACTCTTTGATGATGCTGTCCCCGCCCGCAGACGTCTTACGGCGCTGTGGCTGGGGTATTGTATCCTTAACCGCCCACGGACACACGCTTCTGAGCTGCGGCTTGAACCTATCCCACTCTTTCCAGATAGTCAAAATCTTTTTGGGCAAATCCGGTATAGCATCATACGGTTTATGTACCCATTCGTAAGGGCGCTTTGTATCCGGGTGCATCGACGGCGGGAGCACATCCTGTATAGGACCCGCGCGGAACTCTATGACAGTTATCTGTTTCTTCGGGTCGTCCTTGTAAGGCCACGATAACGCCTTGCGGGAAAGCTCAATATCCGGCGCGGAGAATATTGCTTTGTCGTGCCCGTCCTTACCTTTGATACGCGGCGCGCCTGCTAGCACAGTATCATAGTCAAGCCCGAACGCGGAGAAAAGTAGCTTTGTATATTCCACATTATCTATATCCAGAACAACGATACCGGACTCCTGCAGCTGTGCGCCCATATTCCATGTCGGATGTGACTCCCAGAACGAGCAGGCTTCTTCGGTCGTTATGAGGTTCTCAGGCGCGTTCCATCCCGGCTGGTTCGGTCCTTTCGTGTTCGGCGGTATCGGGACAAGCGCCCATCCGAGATCGCGTACGTATTCCCGCGCGTCTGTGTATATGCTCATGCTTATCTCCTTTCGAGATAATCAGATAACTTCCTGAGCGTGTCAAGGGTCACATTGTTGGCTTTCCCGATTTTAATGCGCCAGACCGTCATATACGACAGCCCGGTCTCTGCCGCTACGGTAGCCAAAACGCGATCCTGCAAGAGACGTTTAACATCCTCTAAATCCATCATAATAGTATAGTGTGCTATCAATATATATAAAATCTATGTTAGGTATTACAACACAAATTATATATACAAAGGTGCTCTATTATCTAGTGTAGGATTTTTTTAAACTACGATGTAAAGGAAAACACGAACATGGCAACAAAAGACGAGTTCTTAGCCGAAATTATATCCGTGTGCAAAAAGCACAACATGTCAATATCGCACGAGGACGAACATGGTTTGTTCCTCGTTGTTGATTATGACGAATCTTGCACCGATTGGTTAATGCACGCCGAGGACAAACGCGAACAGCCAAGGAAAAACCCCATTGTATTATCAGAGTTGAAATAATGGCAACAGACTTAAAACAACTGCAAAACAGCAGACAACACCCGCCTATTATCGTCCTGCATGGTCAGGAAGGCACAGGCAAAAGCACGACCGCTAACCAGTTCCCCAAAGCTTTTTGGCTCAATCTGGAAAACTCGACCTATGATTTTGCGCCCTGTATGGTGCAGGTCCCGAAGACATACGAGGAAGTAATCGACTTACTGACCGCGCTGAGAGACCAAGAGCACGAATATCGCACTATTATTATCGACACGCTCGATAAGCTGGAGATTATGATGGGCGCGTATGTGTGCGCAAATAACGGTTGGGACGCTATCGGAGAACCCTCATATGGCAAGGGGTACGAGGCGCGTACAAACGAGTTCCAACGCTTCTGGGCACTTATCAAGGACCTCAACGAGCGTAAGAACATGATCGTTGTACTTATCGCACACTCGCAGGTCGTCAAAGTCGAAGACCCTATCCTGCCAACCTATGACTGCCACGCCATACAGCTCTACAAAAAGGAAAGCGCGTTTGTGAAGCGCGAGGCTGACCTTGTAGGGTACTGCATGATAGAGGCATACACATCAAACGACGGCAAGCGAAACATCGCAACCACCGCAGGAGAACACCAAATCAGAACACACCACAACCCGGCGTATGACGCCAAGACCCGGCGGGCAAGCATGCCCGATGTACTGCCGATGAACGCGAAAGCAATCCTTGATTGCTACAGACCAACAACCAAAAAAGAGGAAAACTAAAATGGTAAAAATGAACTTTAACGCAATGACCGTCGAACCCGAAAAGAGCAAATATCAGGTTCTGCCAGTAGGAGAATACAAAGTCAAGATCGTCAACACGGTGCAGAAACCAACACGAGCAAACCCGAACAACCAGTACATCCAGTTTGACATGGAAGTACTTGGAGGGGAGTATGCAGAGTGCGCGCTAACCGATCGGCTCAACATCATCAATGGAAACCCCGAGACCGTCAAGAAATCAATGGCGCGCCTCTCTGCCATCACCCGCGCAGCCGGCAAAGAGAAAATCAACGACACCGCAGAACTGCACGGCAAAGTGGTTGTCGTCAAGGTCGGCATCAAAAAGGGTGAAGGCGACTTCGGAGATTCTAACAGCATTTGGGCATACAAGAAAGTTGGTGAGCCGGTCGTAACATCCGCACCGGAAACTACAACGAGCACCACGCCTGCTGACACCGACGACATCACGGCACAGTGGACATAATGACACCGTGTGACACGCCCACAACACGTGCGATATACGCGACATACGAACGCGACCCGCAGAGACCCCGCCCCCATCTGGGGGCGTCTCGCATCGGCATACCGTGCGAACGTGCGCTTTGGTATGAGTTCCGCTGGTGCGCGTCTCCAACGTTCGACGGTCGTATGCTCCGGCTCTTCGAGTCCGGGCATCAGGGAGAATCAAGACTACTCAAAAACATGCGCGCTGCAGGAATAGACGCTCGCAGCATGGACCCGACCACCGGGAAGCAGTATAGTTTTCATGACCCGTCCTGCTCCTTTTTCTCCGGGTCCCTTGATGCAATCGCCAAAGGATTCCCCGACGACCCGAGCACTGAGTATGTCGTGGAAATCAAGACATCCTCAAAAAAGCAATTCGACACGCTCGAAATAATCGGCGTTGCACGGCACAAACCCGAACATTACGCACAGATGCAGATGTATATGCACTGGAGCGGTATCCATCAAGCCCGGTATTTAGTCGTCTGTAAGGACGACGAGCGGATATACGAGGAAATCGTTACATACCGTCAGGACGTCGCAGAGACGCTCACCGAACGCGCCCACCGCATCATTACCGCCGACGAACCGCCCACAAAGAAAAACACTAACCCCGACCGCCCGCCGTGCCTGTGGTGTGAGTTCCGCGGCATATGCTACGGCACACAATGCCCCGAAGTCAACTGCCGGACGTGCGCGAACTCAACGTTTGAACATGGCAGACATTTCGTATGCGAGTCTGCAAATTCATACATTCATGATGCATCTGGCTGCAGTAAACATATCTTCATTCCGCAGCTCGTGCCGCTGGAGATCGTGGGCGCTGACCCGGACAACGGGACTATCACGTACATCACCGACACGTGCGAAGAGATCACCAACGGTCCAGGGTACGTGTCAAGTGAAAAGCTGAGGGAGATGGTGAACAAATGACAGACATACACGTAATGAACCTGCGCGAAGCTATATACACGGTGCAGGGTCAACCGTCCCAAGTAGGTTGGAAGTCGTATACTATCCGCCGTAGTATTTGGCCTGAGGTGTGTGTTGTCATGATCCCGACAGTGACAAACAACCCACTCGTGATGATAAACACGTCAACGCTCCGCACCGTAGACTATACGCCGTCCGTATCGGACATCCTCGCCGTAGACTGGGAGGTCGTGAAATGAAACAATTTGAACTGAAATTCACGGAGCAGAACCTCGAGCGGCATATGATTTTTAACCCTGAGGAAACCGTAACAACGCGCGACGAACCCAAAGGGTATGAAGGTGATTTGACTGTAATAGGTGGGCATATCTATGTTGTGACCCATCTGTATAGAGTATCCGCACGGTTTCTTGAAAATCCTCTGAGCGTTGTGTGGTATGATGAGGGGTTTGATAGCCATGATGAGTATATGGCAGAAATCGACAGAATATATGGCATCAAAAACAAACCGCGGAAAGAGTTGTATGTACACCACTTACACCGCCTGCCTATGAGGTTGAGGATATGACCTTCCACCTCATCAATTTTACTGCTATTCCCACAAAAACACTGACCGGCGGGCAGCTCTTTCGCGAGCTGCGCAAACGCGATGTGATACACACAGACGACGACGGATATATCCGCATCACCGGACTAGGCGGTGTGACATATCATGAGGTAGATGGCGTCAAGTTCCCCATCCCGCAAAGTGCAAACGTCGGGGCGATATTCCGAGCTACAAAAGAGCAGGAAGCATCAGGGTATCGGGGTTGGTGTTGTCCTAATCAGGCGTGCGGTGTCGCTGTGTTCATCACTGACGGAGAAATGGCAGCCATGCCGCAAAGCCTCATGACGCTCCGCCTTCGCATCGTCCATGAGATGCTTCACCACTACCAGCAGCCCGCCGATGATATGGACTTCTGGATCGAGCACTCCGGGTTATTTCTCGCACGGGTCGCCGGGTTCCTGAACCGGTTCAGTATCGACGCCGCGCAGTGGGTGTATTATTGGTGGCTCATCCAGCGGATACGGTGGCCGTAATACAAATGCTGGACGCAAATCAGATATATTGTGGTGACTGCCTCGATATCATGCGGGGCATGCCGGACAAGTGCGTTGATTTGGTATTGACTGACCCGCCGTATTATAAGGTAATGACGCAGGATTATGCCGGCAACAAATACGAATGGGACAACTCATGGGAATCGTTCGAAGAATATCTAACATTCATAGATGAATGTTTCATTGAATTTAAACGCATTCTTAAAAATAATGGGTCTCTCTATTGTTTCGCGGACGACAAGATCGCGGCATATATTCAGGTTATCGGAGATAAATATTTCCATCTTGAAAATAATATCGTATGGTTCAAACCTAACAACATGCCTATTAAAGGATGGTCTGATTTTAGATCATACGCTCCGGCGACCGAACGCATATTATTTTATTCGTGCGAAGTTGAAAAGACAGGGTTACAGGAAATCTATGAAGATAAATCGTGCTTTGCTGATATTAAACAGTATATGCGGGCAGAGCGTGACAAAATAATAGAAGCGCGCGGGTTTAAAACTCTTGAAGCGTTCAACGATTACATTAACGCCGTTTCTGAGACTTCAAGTGTTGTTAGCCGGCATTATTTCGCGGACTCTCAATGGGTTTTTCCAACTCGAGACATATACAAAAAGCTCCAGACAACCGGTTTTTTTCAGCGCGAATATGAAGAGTTGAGGCGCGAATATGAAGAGTTGAGGCGCGAATATGAAGAGTTGAGGCGACCGTTTGCACCAAAAGAAAATTATACAGACGTTTGGGAAATACCCATCACATCAAGGAAAGAGAGGTTAGGACATCCCACGCAGAAACCGATAAAGTTAATCGAGCGGATAATTAACACTTCCAGCCGGGAAGGTATGATAGTATTTGACCCTTTCTTAGGTTCAGGGACAACCGCCCACGCATGTATTAACACCGGACGGCAATACATCGGCATAGAGAAAGACCCGGATTATTTTAAGATTGCTCAAGACCGGATTAACAAAGCAAAAAATCAAGATAGGCAAGATAGGTTAGAATCATGGTTTTAGAACTCCGCCCCTATCAGCAAGACGCCATAGACGCCTTCTGGGCGTTCGTATCCTCCGGCGGTCGCTCGGGCGTCATCAGTGCCCCGACCGGGAGCGGCAAGAGCATGATCATTGCTGACATCTGCCGCACGATGTGCACGCGATGGAAAACAACCCGCGTTATCGTATGCACCCACAAATACGAGCTTATCCGGCAGAACGAGGCAGAGCTGAAAGCATACTACCCCGAAGCCGACACCGGTATATTTTCCGCTGGATTTGGCAGGCGCGACACCGATAAGCGCGTCATTTTTGCAGGCATCCAGACAATTTACGACAAGATCGAAAAACTCGAAAAGACCGACCTCCTCATAATCGACGAGGCGCACCTTGTCAACACGAAAGACGGCACACAATACGCGCAGTTCATAGCCGACCTGAAACTGGCGAACCCTCATATCCTGATACTCGGACTCTCCGCGACCCCATACCGCCTCGACAACGGTCTATTGTATGAAGGCGAGGATAGACTGTTTTCCGCGCTTATCTATGACATCTCGCTCCGGCGTCTTATCGAGGATGGATATCTATCTCCCGTCATCTCAAAGGGCGGCGTCCATAAGATTGATTTGGAAGCGGTCAAGCTTACCGCCGGCGACTACAACAAAAAGGATTTGGAGCACGCAGCCGACCAAGAGAGCCTTATCCGGGACGCCGTGAACGAGATAGTAACATACGGCGCTGACCGGCGGGCATGGCTCGTCTTTGCTGCCGGCGTCAAGCACGGAAAACACATCAAAGCGGAGATAGAGAAGCACGGCATAACGTGCGACATCGTCACCGGGCAGACGCCAAAAGACGAGCGCACCCGCATCCTCGAGGACTACAAGGCGCATAAAATCCAGTGCCTTGTCAACGTCGAGATACTCGTCGCCGGATTTAACGCGCCATGTGTGGACCTTATCGCCTTGATGATGGCAACGAAAAGCACGTCTAAGTACGTCCAAGCCGTCGGGAGAGGAACGCGGATTTGTGACAACAAATTAAACTGTTTGCTCCTTGACTACGGCGGCAACGTCGAACGTCACGGAGTTCTGGATGAAGTCACGCCGAGCACAGCAAAGAAGGGCAAAGGCGAAGGCGAAGCCCCCGCCAAAGAGTGCCCGCAGTGTCAGGAAATCATACACGCATCGCTCCGGGTATGTCCCATGTGCGGTCATGAGTTCCCGCCGCCCGCGCCCCAGCATACCGGCATAGGCTACGACGGAGCCGTCCTAAGCTCTCAGGAAAAGGGCAAATGGTGCGAGCTGAGCGACCCGCCTGAGTATTCCCGCTGGAAAGGCAAGGAAGGAAAACCGGACACGATCCGGGCGGACTTCCACGTATTCGACACCAGCCGCAAATACCCGTATAGCATGTGGCTCGCGTTTGACCATGGCGGATTCGCGGCAAAGAAAGCTCGGGCATACGCCCGGATGTGCGGCGGCAAAGCGGAAACCGTCGCCGAAGCCCTGCGCGAATGCTTAGATTGGTACAACCCCACATCTATCCTAGTGGAAAAAGACCCAAAGAACCCTAAATACTGGCGCGTTGTAGACTTTGATTTTCCCGTTGATAGGTCAGAACAACAAGTATTATATACTTAGTGCTCTAATTATACTATGTAGTAAAACTGGAGGAAGTAAAATCATGGAATTACCAACATTAACCGGAACCGAAAAGCAAAACAAGTGGGCAACCGAGATCCGCGCCAAGCTCGTTGGGGATTTTGAAGCCTGGTGTATGAGGGAGTGCGAAGCAGTCCTTTACAAAATCTACTTAGACAAGGTAAGGAATACCCCACGGAATGTTGGGAATGAATGGAGTAAAGACGACGACATCGACACGGCAGAAGAGAAGTGGAATATACACAAAGCAAACGTGATTGATAGTATTGACTGGATAATGTACCGCAAGACCTGGCACGAGATGACAACCCGGTTCTGGAAGCCAATGTTTGAGAGATATGTGGCAGACAACACATTCTCATGTGCATGGATTAACAAGCGAAACCAGACGTTACACTCGTTAAAAATGACGCTTACGGATCATTATATGACCGATGAGAATGTAGAAAATCTCATATCAATCTCTCTGAGATACGGTCAGTATATAGAGATTGGAGACACGGGTACAACTGACGACAGGCTTGTTATTGCATGCCCGAGTTACTTCATACCGAAGCACCTCAAAAACTAACACCTCACTTTTTCCCGCAGAGCCTACCCGGATGCGTCCGGTAGGCGTGGTGAAAAACATGACACTCGTCGAATTAAAACAAAATCCAGTTGACAAATATGGAGAAGCTAATGTGCAGTTTATCCACAGATTTAAAAATGGATATGGCGCATCTGTTGTACGGAACAAATGGTCTCGCGGGAGCGATAACGGATTGTTTGAACTGAGTGTAATAAAGTTTGTTGACATTCTCGGGCGATGGCGCTTAGATGACAGCACACCAATATCAGATGCGGGAAATCTCACGTTCGAAAAAGTAAACGAAATTCTGAAACAAATCGAGGCACTCGAAGCATGACACCCAAACACCCAACCCCAATCATCGACGCCGACGCCGAACAGGCAGCACGAAACAGGATCGCACAGAGACCACAGGCTGACGTTATCATCGTGGAAGAGATTGATTAATATACTTCCTCCGCGTATGTATTGATTAGAGGACTCAGGCGCACGAGATGATCATGCAAGGGCATACACCTCCGTATAATTCCTCCAGATGTTCACACACCCCCTCTCAAAGAAAGTTAATGCACCGGGTATGCCTGAGACCTCCCTCCTAAAAATCAAAGTATTCGCCCTCGTCGTCTAACGGCAAGACGCACTACTCAAAATGGTGTATCGCAGGTTCGATTCCTGCCGGGGACATTGTGGGTTGATGGCGTATCAGTCCCACGCGAAACAAAACAAACGCCCATGGAAACACCTCTCCCAATGTAGGATTCACAATTTATACCATATTTGGACGGTGCTGGCACACCACCAAAACCCTATTTTCCCAACTACTAACGAACTACTAAGATGTGTCAAATTAGTAATTGGCTTTTTTTTAAACATACTATTATATATAATGAGTGCACTTATAGTATAGTATGACTGAAAAAATCATCAAACCGGTCAAGTGCCGGGCTGGGTCCGGTTCTGCCGTCGTGTGGGTCCCCCGCACCCTTGAAGGAAAACTCGTCGAGATTCGCGTACTTTCTGAGGCAGAAGAGCGCGCATACATGAAGGCGAACACATGAAACTCCCCCGCTTTTTACAGGCTCCGGTCGAGACCATCACCCGGGCTAAATCGTATCTGTCCATCAACAAACGCGTCATCTGGGAAAACAAAAAGCGGGAGATAGGCAAGCTGAGGAAATTCCGCGCCGCATATGAGAACGGCGGGTACATCTCCGAAGCCATTGACCTGTACCCCTTATACATGCTCTCAAACGGCTACGCGCTGCACACTGAGGACGGCGTAAGCGACGAAGCCCGCAAAAACGTACAGAAACTGCTTGACAGTATTGATATAAACAAAATATCATGGATGCTCACGGTTGACAGCCTCGTCGTCATGGACGGTCTCGCAGAGATCGTGTTCGGAAAAGGTTCCCTGTCAAAAGTGCCGGTAGCCGTCTACAACCGCCCGGCGGAGTGCTTCGACTTTGCAGAGGACGCGTACGGCAACATCATCGCATACATCCAGCATTACGACACCGACGGCAACTCAATCGCGCCCATCACCCTAGAGCCAAAAAACACAATCCACCTCAAACTTATCCCGCGCTCTGACGCATCATATGGTTTGTCGCTCATGCGCCGGGCTGAGGACGATATCAATAGGGATATCGACTGTATTGAGTCCATCGCAAAAGGCATTAAAATCCACGGCACGCCCAAATATCTCACCCGCATAAACGCCAACTCTCCCGACGCACCGCCACTCTCCGACGCGGAATTTGACACACTCAAAAAAGAGTTTGAAGATATCAACGCCAAAGACTCTTTCGTCGTCGAGGGTGATATTGAAACGTCAATGCTAGACGTCGCCGGCGTTACCGGCGTGCAGGAATACTCCGCCGTGACCCTTGAGCGGGTCTGCGCGGCGCTCGGTATTCCCGAAGAGCTTGTTGGTATGCGGAAAGGATCGAGCGACGCCACCGCGGTATCACGTATCAATGCGTTTTTCAAGAAAATTCAGACGTTCCAGATGACCCTCGCGCAGGCTATCAACACGGCAATCATCGACCCGGCGGTCGGGCAGCCCGGTAAAATCTGGATAGTGTTCAACGACCCCGACCCGTCCGACAACCTCAAAGAGGCGCAGTATGTTGAGTCGCTCGGCAGGGTCGACCCGCTTGACGCCTTCTCGGTCATGTCAGCCGAACAGATGCGCGCACGGC